CTAGTTCTCTAGCTTTTAATTTAGCAATTGGGTCTCCACCATACTCTCCAGTGATCTTAGCTTCCTCATCTCTAAACTCTTCAGTAGATTCTGCAATTAATTTAGCTTTTCTAGACTCTAGAGCCATAGACATTTGCATAATCTGTTGTTGGAACTGTGGATCTTGTTGCATTTGCGGATTTTGTTGTGCCATTTGTTGCATCTGCATTAATTTTTGTATCTCATCTCTAAATTCTACCTCTAATTGCTCTTGTGCCATTAAAGAAATGTGTTCAAAGATGTTTTTTTCTAAAGTTGCCATGATAACCGGTGAATTTCTTGCAACATTACTTGCCATAAAATTTAAATGGGTAGTAATATGTGCTTGGTGATCTTGGCCTTTGAAAGCTTGGAACGGTTTTGCACTCATTGCTAAAATATTTTCAGTTGCAGGGTCTACTGGACTAGGTTCAACAGGTGGCGGTAATATTGCATCAATATTTTTCACACCAATCGCTTGATACATATGTTTATATGCTTCATATAAATTATGCATTTGAGGATTTGATTGAGCTAGTTGTAATTCAGTTTGTGCAAGTGATATTCTTTGTGATTGAGAAAATATATTAGGGTCTGCAACAGGGATAATATCTACCTTGTCATCAAAATCAGCTACCATAATATTTCTTTGTCCACCCACAACATCATACGGGTATTCTTTTGGTAGATAAGTTTTAAAAACTCCTGCCAATAAATTAAATTCACTTTTCATCGCTACATATAATCGTTTATGTATTGCTGACATGACTCTTGAACCACGTTCTAACAGAGCTATAGTCGTTCCAACAGCCGCCTGCTGGTTGCCATCACCGACCTGCATGTCAGCGATGGAGGCAAACCTTTGCCCTGCCGCAACCACTGTACCCATCAACTGTAATAAAGTAGCTGAAGGTTCTTTAAATGGTAAAGGCATAAATGCATCCTTGATATTTCCACCAGGTGCATCGACATCTCTGAATTCGCCAGGCTGTATTGACTGAGCCTCATCTCTAACACGTATTCCACGTTGTTTAAATCCTGAAGGTAAATTACTTAAAGTACCTGCATCTAATAATTGTCTTAATGCAGTGGTTGCTGTTCTAGACAGTCCACCGATCATATGAATTAAACCGAAACCATAAAAACCCATTCCAGGTAAAAACTTGAAGTGTACAAAATACTCTTGTTTTTGTTTAGTCGGATCTTCTGCTGCATAGTTTCTTCTAATTGATAATACTTCTCTACTTCCAAGTTCTATTGTTACAATGTATGGAAGTTTAATTCCTGTGTCTTCGCCAGTAGAATCTTTGTCTTCAAATCCTTCTAAATCTAAATCAGTGTGTATTTCTAAAACAGTAAATACATCTTCATCTCTAGTTCTCCTAACACCTTCTAGTTCTCTCTCTTTTTTCTCTACTTCTGTTTCTTCATTGTAGCCAGGGGTCAATTCTATATCAACATAAAATCCTGCTACTTGTTTTTTTCTTAAATCATTCTCTGACATTTTAATAACATGAATTACTGACTCTGCGTCTTCTAGTGATGTTGCAGTATACGGTACTAATAAATCATCAGCGGGTACAAATTTTGAAACGGCTCTACCAAGTAGTTCATCGTAATAAACTTTCTTAAACGCAGAGCCGCTGAGAGGTAAATAAAAAAGCATTTGATCGAACTCGGGTTCATACTCTTTCATCACATCCATGAGCTGATAGTTCATGAATTCTTTGACTCTAACTGACTGATCTTCCTTTTGTCTATTGGCTAAACCAATAACTCTAGTATTTACAGGACCAGTAGCTGGTAGTAATTCTTTGTAAGCTTGCGCTTGAAATTGTGTAACCGCTTCTGCAAGAACTGGGTGTGTTGCACCGGAAGCGCCTTGAAAAGGTTGAGTTGGGTTCTCGTATTTAAATCCTAAAAGATCTAAACCTTTAGTATAAGAATCTTCCCAATCTTTTCTTGCTGATTTATATGTTTGATAATTTTCTGCTAACTCTGAACCTAATTTTCCTAAAACATCTTCTGGTAATAATTCTGCTAAGTTATCTGCGTGACCTTCTCCGCCCGGTTGATTAACTGCTGATGGGTCAAAATTAATTGTAGCACTACCATCTTCTTCCTGAGTGATATCAATATCTTCTGGTCCAACTTGTTCTTCAGCTGTTTCTTGTTCTGATATAGCAACTTCCTCGTCGCTAGGTGTCTTAAGTTCTGTCTCTACGTTTGGTAGAGCTTTGTCTATATCTGCCATTTATATTCTCCGAGTTCTCTATTGTTGTAGACTGTTTTAAAGGAACATTCAAGCCTTGTGAGTCCGGTCCCCTTAATGGTGGGATTTCCTTCAATTTAACATGTTGCATATTTGCAACAAGTGTTTTATTTTTAACCGTCATCGAATAACCCTCTTCCTGCTTTTTTATTTTGATACATTTCATATGCGCTGATACCAGCAGATAGTCCAAGACCCGGTAATCCAAATCTTCTTGATACAGTTTTAAGAGCCATAGGACTTATACCTAGTCTCATAATATTTGCCATTTTTGGACCAGCAAATCTTGTTGCTTCTTTTGATAAAGATCCCGCAAATGCAGGGCCTAAATAATTTAATGGGTTGGTTGCAATCTCACCTGCTGAATCTCCGTCAGCAATTTGTTGACCAATGTACAAAGGCTCTAGTGCTAACATTCCTAATGGTGTTCCCGTAGCCGCGAGTCCTTTTCCAAAAACCCCGGACAAGGGACCTGTGGCTGCTCTAAATGGACTAACTCTATTTTTAGGAATAGGTAATTTATCTGCATCCAGACGTGGTCCACCTAACGGGCCTTTCCTAACTCCTGACCCAGTTCTTTGTCTATATAATTCTGCTCCACCGGGTACCATACCTGCTGCAGTTACTGCACCGATAGCTGGTAGTTGTGCATCACCAAATGCCGTAGTTCTTTCCTCTAATCCAGAATCTAACACAGGTTGAGTGACCATATCAATTAACATATTTTTTTGTTGATCCTCATTCGATAAATAAGTTGAGGGATCATCATTTCTAAATTCTTTAACAAGTCCTGCGGCTGCGGCACCTGTTGCAGCGAACGCTCCAAACCTTCCACCTTTTTTAGCAACATTAAAAAATGTACTTGCTGCATTTTTCATTTTACCTAGTAAAGGCGATGAATCGTCTAGTGCCGTTAATTTTGGTAAATGAGTTTCATCTGCAAGTTTTTTATTAACACAAGTTACTGTTCCAGTACCTAAAGCAAAACCAATTCTACCTCCATCTGCATTACCACCAACACAACCTAGTTTAAATGCAATTTCATATTGTTCTGGGGCTGAGGCTTTTTTAAATAAATCTTTTGATGTGTCTACTAAATCCCTAAATAAAAACGTTGTTTTTTTATCTGCTCCTGTCATCGCATATCCTTCTGTCTTAGCATGTTTAGCAATATCAATACCTTGATCTTTCCATTTTTGTAAATTCTTAGAACTATATACTTTATCTGCAATATTAAAATCATTTGATAAAATTTCTTTTTCACTACCTAAAACAATATCTGGCAAATTAAAATTTTTACCAGGAAAATTTCTTTTAATAGTACTATCAAAAGTTTTTCTTTCTTTTTGAAAATCAGAAATAGTTTTTTCTAAATCTTTATATGAAACTGAATTGTCACCAGCTCTCAGTTTACTAATTTGATCTCTAGTCTCTCTGACAGCAGTCGATAGCCTTCCTTGAAGGGCAGCTAAATTTTTTTGGTTAATATCTGCATCGATGACATCCACAAAATAGGCATAGGGATATGCTTTATTTCTAGAAGTTTGAGTCACGCTAAACACTTCATTAACATTTAAATTTTTCTGCTCTAAAAACCCTTTTGGCAGATACCTACTCATATAAGATTTAAAAGAACCTAGACTTCCAGCTTCTTTGGGCATGTTTGCTTTAATTTCACGCATTGCATGTTCATACTCACCTCTAGACCAGGGGTTGTTTCTTTTAAAGCCAAGTAACTGTGAATAAATTTTATTTCCAAGTCTTGTTTCTGCAGGAGAGGGTTTAAAGTCGAGACCCATGTTTTTATACATCGAACCTTTAGTCCAATCTGAATACACCCTTGTTCCATGAGAAACTTGAGAACTTGTGATTTCTTTTCCTAAAACTTTTTCAAGTTCTGGTTTAAATGTTTGTAGATCTGGAAAATTTTTTTGTTTTAATAAATTTTGTAATTTATCGCTTCCATGAATTGCTTTAACAACATCTTCTGTATTCTCTCCAAATAAATAAGTTCCATCTTTAAAAAACCTACGTAATTTTGATATCTGGCTATCTGTAGGGTTTTTAAAAAACTCTCTTCCATCCGGGGAAACAATAGAGTTTCCTAACATTTTTTCTAATTGTTTATAATCAAAAAATTTATATCTTGTGCCATCTACTCCAGTATTTCTTTTGGGTGTAGGTATTCTTTCTTTACCGATACTTTTAAGTATTTTTTCTAAAGAAGTAAAATCACTATATTTACTCCCCTCAGGAAGTGTTCTAGTAAACTTATTGAATGTTATAAATCTTAACATTTCTCTTGATATCTCAGTAGATTTAATTTTAGCTCCCGCCGTTTTAGAAAACCCGCTTTTGTCAGCTTTTAAAAATTCCTTATATTCAGGTAGAGACCTTATTTTATCAGCAAGGGGACCTTTTATAAGTTTTTTATTTGTTTTATTATACTCTTCTATTAATTTTATAGGGTCATTACCTGTTCTTTGTAAAATAGGTTCCAGTATTTTTGTAGCAGCGACATCTCTTTCTTTCACAGATTGATACACTTTATTTACAGCACCAATTGTTATTTCTGGACTTTTTAAACCTTTATAGTTTCTACCTAATTCACCTGTATTTAAATCAGCAACAACTTTTTTAAAACTAGGGTGTAATCTTATTGCTTTATCTAATTTGTCTCTACCTAATTGTTTCCCAGGAAACTTTTTAGATATAAGAAACAGTTCTTCAAAAGTAGCTTTTGGATCTAGTGGTAGTAAGTCCTTAAGAATAGATTGACTAATAGACCTTCTTTCCAAGGCACGCATCTCACTAAATGTAGCCATTACAGCTCCAGGATTTTAGCTAGTCCGCCTTGTGCATAACCGGCTCTACCGCCATCAGCTAATTGATCTACGAACGTTGCCGTCATAGCATCAAACTCAGGTTCATCTGGTTTAAAACCTTTTGCGTCTTCAACGTTGTCCATAACTCTTTTTGTGAATATTGCAATCTCTTCAGTTGTGCCACCATTAGGAATCATCTCAGCGATTCTTGGACCAAAATACTTTTGTACTAGAACTAATGGATCACCCATTGCTCCTCCACCACCTTCCATAATATACTTCATATCTTGTGCTGACATAACATCTGTTAATGTAGTTGATGGATAGTCGTCTCCAACTTTTAAACTATTAACTAAAAATTCTCTAGCGGCTCCAGTCTTAGCTGGAAGATCACCCTTCTCAACAGTTGCCATGATCCCCGATGCCCTATCTTGTGCAATACTTGCATCAATAGCTTGGGGTGTCAT